ATTGGAACCCAGGAAATTCACTGTGTCCTGCACATTGTTAGTGATAACCGTGTTGTTTTGTTTTGTTCTGTTGTCTACTGTTCCTTTGGCAGATGCTATTGTTCCAGCGGCAAGTACCGCTCCAACTGTGAAAGCCGCTATAGGATTCGTGATTGATCCGGCCTGTTTGCCAACTTCCAACACACCTTCCTTGGCTATGCCTTTCAGTTCTTCCTTGACCCCTGACTTCTTAATTTTTTTAGCATTGTTGTATGTGTTCGAAGCACCCAGTATCGCACCCAGGATGTTTCCTGACTGCACGTTCCTGATCACGGATCCTATGCCGTCAACTACGCCACCAGGTCCAAATATACTGTTTGTTCCACCACCCAACACAGTCAGCGGTGAAGGTTCGTTGTCGTAGTGTATGGTCGCGAATCCTGGTACACCCTCTCCTCTGTTGAATCCTTGTGGTCTGATCACTCCTGAATTGTAACGAACTGTCTCGTATAAAATTTGCATCTGATTCTGTAACACACCTGTACCGTCTGCCTGGTCCATGTTGTCATGGCTGAAAGAACCTATCACAGGATTGACCAAACTGAACGATGTGAATCTCTGATTGTGGAGGACAAAGATTGTTATGTTCCTCAGGTAAGGTTTCCTACGTTGCTTGGGAGTGTCCAGACCCCACTTGGTATATGTTCGGTCAGTGTTGTAGTAATCGTCCTTGCTGATGTTCTGTATGGCTTCACCCAGTTGTACAGGATCAGCAACATTGTACTCGTAATATTTCTTCCAGAATGCATTGACAGTGTCAGCATGGTCATCGTGGAATGTTATGTTTATTGGTTCGTACACTATTCTTGTGTTGGTGTACATCTTCTTGTTGTACTGAACTTTCTCTTCGTAGTTCATGTTGTACTTGGGAAGGTCCACTGCTCTGACCAACATGTTCAGTTCTCTTCTTTCAGCTTCTGTGAATGAGTTAACACCGACAGTGTCGTCTAGGTCGAAAACAACATGGTAGAGGAATTTGTGTTTTGGTGCCAGCTTGTGATGATCATCTATGTACAGTCTAGAGGCATGTCGGAAGTCTTTCATTCCTGGCTGACCGTTCTGTATACCTTTTAAGAAGTTGTTTATGCTTGGCATACTGTTATTTATAGTCACAAAAAAAGCGTCTATAAAGACGCTTCCAATGTATTAAATGCTAAGTCTAATTTTTGTATTACTGTCCACCACCTGTTGAAAGTGTACCAATTGTTCTAGCTACTGCTGTTCCAATTCCTGTACCTTGTGGTGTCTGTATCGCATTGTCATAACTTAATGACATTGTGATTGTTGCTGGTTCTGAAGTGTTGTATGCCAGTGTGTTGTAGTTAACATTTTCAATATACGCACCGTACATTTCCCATGTTTCTAGAACGTTTGGAGTACTTGCTCCATTACCACCGTCTAACATCTCAATTCTAGCTGTAAATTTGTAATCGATACCTGATGCCGCACTTGATTGTTCAAAGAAATCAAACTGTTTCTGAATTTGTTCTCCAACCAGTTTAGTAACTGAGTTGTTAACATCATCTCTCAATGTGATTGTAATTGGTTCCCATGTGTGTTTACCTGCAACATAAACTTTTGAGTTGTACACATCTAGTGTTACTTTGTCAAAAGTCAAGTTAGGTCTTGTGATATCTATAACTTGTTTCGTTAGTTCTGATCTTGGTGTTGATACTCCAAAATTTTCCAGGACTGCTCTGAAACGATACTGAAGTTTTGGCATCAACAAACCTTGTGATGCTGAGCTTTGATCGTTTGCTAAAGGTACTGTAAATTTTGATAATGTTGATATTGCCATCTGTTTCTCCTATTTATCGAAAATTAGTTCCCTAATTTTGCAATTTCTCCTGTGTTTTTGATTCTCAACGGTATGTAAATAAATTCAACTGATTTAACTGGCTCAATTGCTATGTCTACGTACAGTTCATTTCTGTCTATTCTAGTAGATGTGTTGTTCGTTTCGTCACAAACTACCAAGAAGTCAAACAATGCTCTCTGTCCAACAAGTTCTAACAAGAATGATTCGATCGCACCTTTGATCTCGTTCCTTGTCAGTTCGTCATTTGGTTCAAAGATAAATGGTTTTCCAACTGCGTCTAACTGTGTTCTTAAGTAGACTGCTAATCTTGAAACGTTAATCCTGTCCAAAGCTGAACTTGCCGATGTTTTAGTTAAGTTACCAAAGTTAACAATCCCTGCTCCTGCAAAGAAAGTAATTGGGTTAATCTTAACTTCATGCATTGAATCTCTCACTGACTCCGTTACAGATATTGTTTCGAACTCTCCAGACGCTGTGTCGATGTAACCAACTGAAGTTGCATTGTCAACAACACCTCTTCTTGTTCCTGATGGAGCGAACCATGGGAAAGCAACACTGTCGTTGTTTGCCAGTGTTCTCAACATCATGTGTGATGCCGGAACTACAATTGATTTACCTGTGTTGTCTGTTGTTAGTCCTGAAGGATAAAACACACCCAAGTAATCACTTGCACTTACTAATCCGTCTTCACCGTTGTCTAACGCCACTGCTGTGTTGTTAGCCCAGTCCTGGATTGCAGTCGATGTACCTTCCAATCTCAATGGAGTGTCACCTATTATAAATGCAGTTTCGTTTCTGTCTGTGTTTAAGTTAATCATGTTTGCGATCAATTCAGGGTAACCAGGTACAGCAATTACATTGAAGCCTCTTTGGTCTTCTCTGATTGCTTGGTTAGTGTCGATCTCTGATTTCAGTTGTTGAACAATTACTTTTCTCTGTGCTTTTCTTCCAAAAGATCCAGAACCGTTTGCATTGTTACTTGATTTAGTAACCCATCTGTCTGGGTAGTAAGTTGCAACAGATTCGTTGTTGAATCTGATGTTACCCAAACCACTTGATCCTGAACCAGGATATGCAGTTGTTGTGATGTAACTGTTTTTGTATTCTTTAACATTGTAACCCGAACGTCTAGTGTTGTAAAGCAATATACCCTGTGGGAATAAAGTTGGATCTGGAGCATCAGGGTCTAGGAAACCATCAGTCAACAATGATTTGATTGTTGAAGGTACGCCTGCCGCTGTTGATGTTCCTGCCGCTTTATCAGTAGAGTTGTGCCATCTCGCATCTGCGAAAATTACACCGTCTTCTGTTGTTTGGTCAGCTTTGTCAACTAGCACCCATGCCGCACCAGTTGTTGTAACTGCTACTTGGTTGGCTGTGTTAGTTGAACTCAACGTTGCCGCTGTGTTGTATTTGTAAAGTTTTGGATAGTTCTCTAGATCACTTGTGTCAATCCATAAGTCATTGCTTACAAGTGCAGTACCATCTGACTGCGTAGTCGGTGCTGTTGCTGAAAACTGTGGACCATTCGGATCCGTAGTTGTGTATGCTGTTGCATATCCAACAAAAGTTGTTCCGTTGTGTGCCATGATGTCTGCATCTAAAGTAGTGCTGTACCATAGTGTACCGTCTGCTGGTTCGTTGCTTGGAGCAGAAAGTGAAGCTGTGTAGCTCAATCTTTTCCAGTTTGAAACTAGTAGTCCTCTGTTTGCTGTTGAGTCCATGGACTCTCCAGTTGGAACTGTGTACAAGTTGTCGATCAGTGTTGAACTGTTTAATGTGAATGTTCCGTAAACATGTGCTGTTGAGGCAAAATCAAAACCAGCATCTGCCAATGGTGTACCAATGTCTCCGTCCACTAATCTGATGTCACCGCCCAGTACGTGTGTAAGCACGATCTCGCCAGTTGTTAATTTACTTGCTCTAACATTTATCAGTTCAGTAGTTGATGTAGATAATGCATTAGCGTTTACTTTAGCGTTGACTGCCGCAACAAAATCATCAGCACCTGTTCCACCTAGTGTAACTGTAACTGCTGTACTGAAACCATCTTGATTTTTTCTTGTCTCTTTGATTGTGAAAGTTTCTGTTGCTGTGAAACTTGGGCTAGTCAATTTACTTGTAACAGTAGTTTGACCACCTTCGTATCTGAATAGTTGGAAGTCACCAATGTTAGGTGTTGTGTCCAATGCGTCTGCCGCCGTCATGCTCTGCTCAGTTATATTGAATTGTGTGTATAAAGTTCCAACTGTTAATGCAGTCCCACCGTTCGCCGCATCTAACTTAAAGATCGCTGTGCTGTGATCGTCATGTAATGGAGCCGCTACTGTTGAGAAACTTGCACTTGCCGAAGCATAAAGTTTAGCAACAATGTTAGCACCTGAGTTGGCTGATGTAGTCTTGAACCAAACTGAACCGTTAGGTCTATTCTCATCTGCAGTTTTCCAAGTGGGTCTTGAAGTGTGTGCCGCTTGTAAAAACTGTACACCATTAGCAACACCTGATGTGATGCCCAATGAAGCTCTTAATCCTGTGCCAGAATCAAATCTGATTGTGTTAGTACCCTCTGTTGAGTCACCCAGTGCGCCACCGTTGTGGAATATCTCTAGGTTACCTGTCACACTGTTTACTGAAGCTGTAACGTTTGTCACGTTAGAACCGATTGCTGATGCAACATTGGCTAATGAAGTTCCTGAAACTGTGACAGTGATACCATTCATGATCATGTTATGACCACTAGTAACTGTTGTTCCAGATGCAACTGTCACTACAGGTAGTGAAGTGTGCCATGCCTGAGATCCAATCTGTACCCAAGTGTTACTTGCTGTCTTCTTGAAGATCTTGTTTGAAACGTGTGTTGTGTTTATTGCGTATGATCCAGTTTGTCCAATAGAAGTCAGTGGTGCACCAGTAGAAACACCGCCAACTAGATCAGCAACTAGTGTGATCAATATTGGAGTAATTGTTGTGAACGCTTGATTAGTTTTTGAAAATTCAAATAAACCATAGCTAGTTGATGCAAGGTCAAACCAGTATGTTCCGTCTGTTGGTCTTGCTGTAGGAGCCGATGCACTACCGATCAAATCGCTAGTATCAATGTTCGCTCTTAAAACAAAAGCTCTATTAGCCACACCCAAGAATGAGTAAGCCGCTTGTAGACCGTATTCATTCAATTCATAACCGTTTAATGAATTTCCTGATGCGTCTGTGTAGAATTTCGGATCTCCGAAAGTCTCTGTTAATTCTCTTTGAGATGAGATCAAGAAAGCTGTGTTGGCGTTTGCAGTTTGTGTTCCTGTTGCTGTGCTGTCGCCTGCTCCGTTTGTCTTATCCTGTGATGATGCTACTATGAATAGTGGTGTTGTACCAGCATCTGATGGTACGTAAAAACTTTCGTTTATTACTGAAACTTCTACTCCTGGTGATGTTAATGCCATTTTTCGTTTTCTCCTTGCAAGTTTAACGTATACTAGAGTTATTTATTCAATCGTATGGTTTTTACGATATAACTTGCTATTTTTAGGTGCCTATATAGGCGACGTAAATAAGTGTATGGTATACAACAACAGACCGCTGTGTAAGGAGTGTAAAGCAAAGCCCAGGGCCTATGCTTACAAGAAAGGCACGACTATCTACTGGCGTAGCTTGTGTGACACTTGTAATAGAAAGAAGGCCGGCAAGAAGGTGGGAGGAGTCACAGCCCTACAGAGATCTGGATACAAGAAACACAAGAAGTGTGAGCTGTGTGGATTCAGGGCACAAAAGCAATCTCAACTGGATGTGTTCTTTGTGGATGGGAGTATGAGGAATACTGCTACTACTAACTTAAAAACTGTTTGCGCCAATTGCCAAAGGCTGGGCAGTGTCCGTAAGTTGGGATGGCGTATTGGTGATCTTGTTGCTGATGATTAGGTCATCAACTTGACTGTATAGCTCTTCTAAAGTTCCATCATTTTTAATAACATAATCAAAATCTGATTTTGCCCATGCATATTCTGAAGAGTGAATTCCTGTGGGCATTATGTTGCCTTCCACGTAGCTTGTAAACCAATCAGGATCAGCACCTCTTTTTACAAGTATAATTTTACCACCGGACTCTCTGATTGTTTTAATCTCATTCTCAAACCTAGTATCAGATATCACCGTGGGTTCGCCTTTGTATCTAGCTAGACAGCTGTCAATCCATATGGCATCGTGCATATTTTGACGCATCACTTCTGTGCCAAAGTGTTGTAGCACCCAGCGAGGTGTTACATCTTTATTAAATTTTTTACTCCAGAAGGCATCGGGCTGTTCTCTCCATGCCCTGCTCTCATCGGTCTTGCCTTCCAGCATTTCCCTGTCCCAATTGAACATGGAACCGACTGCATCTTTCAAACTTTTTGCGAATGAATCTTTTTTGAAGTTGTGTTTTTGTACAAGTCTTTCCGAGACTGTGTCCTTACCAGAACTTATTAATCCTACTACACCTACTAACATAAGTTTATTATACTATTTTTTTAAACGTTTTTCAATCTCTTTTTTAACATCATGGACCGATGTTAATACCAGTTTACGTACACCCCGTTTCTTTTCCTTCAGGGCGTGTATGGCAATATTCTCTAGATCATCGACCATGTTGGCCAGTTCTTCTAGTGTGCATTTGGAAAGTTTTTTGTATCGAGTATCGATCATGATACTGTTATTTAAATGGAGATTGTGGTCAATTAACCAATAACAAAACTGTGCGGAGTACCGCCTTCTTGGAAATTTCCTATGTCTGCTTCTAGTCTTTCCATTTCCGCTTGTCCTTCATTCTTCAAGGCATCACCGTTAAGTGTAGTTCCGCCTTGTGGTCCTGCGATGGTGCTGAACTTGCCTCTTGCTTGACCTAACATTACCTTGGATACTGCAAGTGTATAATCTCTAATCCATGGCTTGGAATAAATGTCTTTGAAAAGTGTTATGTCGGGTCTAAAATTGTCAGTGTGCATGAGAACTGTTTCGTCATCTGCTCTAGGTCTTTGTGTGATTGTTAATTTTTTTGTTGCTACGTCAAAATGGAACTGTATAAAACTTCCAAACATTTTTCCTACTAGTTCTTGATATGATGCAAAAGCATAATAAGTGGCCAATCCGCCTGTTGCTCCTGCCCTCAAAAGGTATGTGTTTGTGTATGCTAGATTGAATGGTTCAAAAAGTGTTCCACCTTCTCCACCTTCGGTCCTAGAACCAACACTTCTTCTCATAAGCTCTCTCACGTTGATGATCTCATCTGGTAAGATATATGTGTTCTGATTCTTTTTTAAAGTAAGAAAAGCATACGACTCTTCAACAGCATTTGATGATCTCTGTCTGAATTTGTTTATAGCTCTTTCCAGTGCCGTTTGATAGTGTTTAGGGTCTAATTCAACGTCAATCATACCATCACCTAGGTTATTTTTGACGTAATCGAATATCTCTTGTTGTCCTGTTTGTAGTTCTGACATACTCA